CCACCCACCCCGGCTGTGAGACTTTGCAACGCGTGCAACATGCCGCGATTGATTCCAACCAATTCGCTGGTCGCGTCGGCGGTGATTTCAGTCGCGTTCAGGATTGATTCGGATTTCGCTTCAGCATCGCCCAACACGGTGCCGGTGCCTTGCGTTTCCTGTCGGGTACGTTCCGCAACCGCACTACCAGACGCGCCAGTCGAAACGCCCATCGAGGCAATCATCCCAGCGACCGCCAGCGCACGCGGAATTGCGGACCAGACATCGCCACCGGCAAGTTGCTTAATGACCGCCTGAATACCCATTGCCACATTCAGAATTTGGATAACAGAGTTCAGCATTTGCGCTTGCCGAGACTCTTCGTCGTATGAATCGCGCAGACTTTCCAATGTGGTCATCCAGCCGCGTGCGGCTTCCTCGAAAGAATCACCCCATGCGCTTGCGGCAAACTCCGCTTTTGCCAAAGCCTTTTGCAATCGTTCCCAGCGTTCCGGGTCGATGTCGCCGTCAACGTAGGCTTGGAACGCCTCGTTGTACATGTCCTGCCAATCCTGCAATGCACCGATGCTGGGAATCAGTGAACGTTCCAGCGCGTTGAAAGCGTTTTCTGCCGCTTCCAGCCCATCGACAAAGGCCATGTTATCTTCGAGGTTGGTTTTTATGGTCTGGTTGAATTCTCGCAAGCGGAAAGCCGCTTCGCCAAATGCTTCGAACGCGACCGCAGATCGTTCTAACGCGTGTGCAAGTTTTTCATAAACCGCGGGGCTGATGTCTTTTGTTTTTAATGCCTTTGCTAATAGTTGCCGCGCTTTGACCAATTTTTCCATTGCGTCTGCTGCGGGGTCGAGTTCGGCTTTTAAGGCTTTCAGATCATCAACCTCATCTTCCGATAAGGTTAATGGCTGAAACTTAATTTCTTCCAAACGTTCTGCCAGAACAATGACTTCGGCTAAAACATTGGCCGTTTCCTGTTCTGCGATTGTTGCGTTCCTGACCCGGACTGTATAGTTATCACGCAACTTAATAAGGTCTTCGAGTTCCTTTCGTAGTTGGGCAAGTGCTTCAAGTTGCTGATTGTATTCTGTATCAACCCCGGATATGTCGGCAGCGTTCCGGGCCTGTTCGACGGCCTGTTGCTGCTCCTTAATTTTGTTTATATAACTGTCAATTGTTTCATTGACTGACATTAAATTCATGGTCAAGCCTTTTAGTTCCAGCCCTTCTAAAACAGCTTGAAAGCGGGTTGTATTTAAAATCGCCCGTTCTATAGATTTAACGTATGCCTCTCCAATGGCTTTAATGAGCAAGCCGAACCCGATATACAAAGCACTGGCCGGACCCATCGCAATGCCCAAGCGAACAAATATAGGTATCAAGTAACCAATAGCCCGGATTAAACCGCCTAGAATGAAAACTAAAGGTCCAATGGCTGCTGTCAAAGCAAGTATTTTCAAAATGTTGTTCTGTGTTTCTGGTGGCAAGGCTTTGAAGTCGTTTGCCAGATCGCGGAAACTTTGAGCGATGACCAGAACAGAAGGTGCTAGTGTGGCACCGATTTCGATGGCTACGTCATTTATTTCACCCTTCATTTTTTTGAGTTGGTTTGCGAAGGATTCCATTTGCTTATTCGCAACCTCGTCTGTAATTCCCCCGGCTGACTTAAGAGCATCTTCATACTTTTTAATGTTTGCGGATAAGCCTAATAATGATCGGATGGCGATCACTGACCGATCTTGAAAGCCCAAGAGGGCAAGTGTCGCGCCCTGTTGCTGAACGGACATCGGGCCAAGTACTGACTCCAGATTCTGAATGATGTCACCAAGGTTCCGCATTTCACCTTGTGCTGTGAACACTTCAATGCCGTATTGTTTAAACTCTTTCGTATTGTTTCTGAAAGCAGTCTGTAAATCCCGGGTCACAATATTGAATTTTTCACCGGCTTCCGTACTCTTAATACCTTGGTCTGCCCATGCTGCAAGCACGGCCACGCCTTCGGTGACATCGATATTTAACTGCTTCATCGCTGTACCGGCTTTGTTCGTCAAGGCTTCACCGAATTGTTGAACAGAAGCATTCGCAACCGTGTTCGCTTTGACCAGAACATCGGATAGCTTGACCATCTCTTGCATATTCTCAATGGGGTCTTTCATAACCTTGCCAAGTGCTGATTGTGCGTCGGTGAGAATGTCCGTCGCCCGGGCCATGTCGAAATTACCGGCCTGTGCAAAGGCAGCCACCACTGGCAACGCCTTGACCGCCGCTGCCGCGCTGAGTCCGGCAGAGGCCAGAAAATAATACGATTCCGCGGCTTGCGTGGCGCTGAAAACAGTTTGCTTTCCCATCTCCCTCGCCGCTACTGACATTTCTTTTCTCATGGCGTCAGACAGATTGCCCATGATTGCCATCGAGGACGTCATGGCGTCATCGAAACTGGCAAAGGATTTAACCGCGACCGCGCCCAGAGCAAGTAAAGGGGTCGTCATGTACATCGTCATGCTTCGACCCATTTGCTGCATTTTTTTTCCGGTGACAACGGCTTGCCGAGATAAGCGCATCGCCGCGGTTTCCGCTTCATTTGCTGCTTTACCTAATCTTTTCAGGCGTTGAGCAGCGACCTCCGCTTCAGTGCTTTCAAACCGAAACCCAAGTTCTGCATAATCGACGGACATTTACTTGCTCCTTTTACGTTCCGCTTCTTCCTGTTCGCGTTCGCTTCGGGCTTTACGTTCTTCGGCGATTGCGGTCATCCATGCGTTGTCCATCTGAACCAGCCAGCCGATTTCCTCCGGCGATACATAACGGCGCGTAAGATAAAGCCAGTTAATAATCTCCGAATAAGAGATCGGAGCCAGTGAATCAAACCCCGGTGGTCGTCGGGAATTGAGTTCCCACCACCAATGCCAGACATGTTCACCGCACTCCGGCACTTCAGGCTGTTGCGGTGATTCAACCCCGGCCTGTTCGTTGTAGTCAAGGCGCGTGACTTCAACCGGGCCGCCACGCGCAGCGACTTTGTGGCCCCAATTGATTTCATAACGCGCATGCCACGCCAGACATTCGCCTAGCTGGGTTCCGACCTCGACAAAAAATCATCCAGACTCCCGACTTCTTCATCGATGAAAGTTTTCAGGTGGTAACTGATCCGGTCATCGTTGAGCAATGCTTTTAATTCCCTGCTGGTGAAAGCGGGCCGACCTGCTTCTTCGTCTGCGCCCTGTTCCCAACGCCACCCGGCAACATGGGCGATGCGTAAAGTATCCTCATGCGCCGTCACCAGTGATTGATACTGACTGGTCTTTCTTTTCAAAGTCAGGTCGCGAATCTTCGCTTGAAAACGACGCATCACTTCCTGCACTTCCGGGGCGGATTCGTGACGCAATTCAAAGAACCAACCCGTCGGGGTTCCGACCGGCTTGAATTCCACTTCCCGGTTGATTGTTTGTACTGCTTCTTTAATTTCGTTTAAGTTCATTGCTTCATTCCTCTACATTTAAAAAGCCCCCGGCCCCGAAAGGCCGGGAGACAACTTCCGCATCACTGGCTAGACTGATGCGGCTTCAACTACTTCCGGCGGTTGCTGGAGTCCAAGCGTAAAAATGACATGCTTGAAATCTTCGTTGCCGCCCTTTGTGCGCTGTGGGCCTGTGACCAGACCACGATTGTATTCTTCGCTGCCATCGGCCCATTGAAACAAGAACGCATAGCTGTTTGTATTGTCATACGCTGCCGCTGCCACGAACAAATCCATGCCTGCGCTCGGTGTGTCTTGGAACTCGACGTTCGGATCACCGGCATTGGCTTCGCCTTTACCTTTGCAAACTACCGGACGATCCCAAGTGGAATCGGACACAACGTTCTGTGTCACACCGGTCGGATCGCTGGTTACAAGGTTCGGGATTTCCGTGTAAGACAATCCCAAGAATTCTGACAAAGTCAGATCGTCGTTGGCGGCAGTCGTCGAAATCGAAAACGTACCTCCAAAATTTGTTGCACCACAACTTGCCATGATTTAAATCCTCCAACTAATAAAAAAATGGTTTCGCGAAACCCTGTTCAGGGGAGTTCTTCGTTTCATGTTAAGCCCTTGTACGGCACCGTAACCGGTATAAAGGACTTGCTGGAATCTTCAACCACCACCGGAGATTGCCACGGGCGTTTCAATACGCGCACAGGGCCAATGCCTGACCCCTTCGGAAACTTTGCAATCAGGGCATCAGCCAGTTCAGACGGCTGGATCACGCCCTGTCCCGGTCTGAAATAAACCAGTATCTGAACGAACCCACGCGTGTCCACACAAGAATCATTGTCCCACGCGATATCATCCGGTTCGTTGGGGAAAACCGAAGGCTGTAACCACATGCCGGTCTGCGGTGGATCGCTTTGGATTCCGGGCCACAAAATTTCCGGCTGGGGAGAAAACCCGAACGTGTCCAGAATCTGAAAGACCGATTCGATGATGTCCGTTGTACTCATGCTGCCGCCCTGAAAATGTCATAGTTGCCTGCATAGTCACCGGCCCAGCTTTTCAGGCGGTCGTCAGTGTCGATGGTTCCGAACGTGGTGCGGTGTCCAACGCCAATCCCCGACCGCCCCGGCAATCCTTTGATGCCGATGACGTTATGCGCTGATAATACCACTTTGCTTCCCTTGAATGTTTTCCACAGGTTCACATCCAGCATGCGTTGTGCCCCACTCGCGCAGAGCCGTTTCAGGTGAGTCAGCCCAGCACCCCGGCAAACCGTCGATGCCATCGAACTATGCACCTTCCCCGGTAACACGCGCCAGCGACCACTGGAAACATTGTAATAATACGAATCTTTTTCGCCAACCAGTTCTGCACACGCGATCGCTTCGCGCATCGTGATCATGTAATCCGGCAAATATACGTCGTCATCTTCGAACACAAACAACGCCGCGTCGTTGGGAACGCGCGACAATCCAAACGCCATGCTTTTCGCTTGCGTGTTCTGACCCGGTTCCCAACGCCACGGTGGGCGCAACAATTCGACGCTGATTCCTTCGCGCATTTTCGGCACACGCGTTGCCGGGTCGCAATCGTCAACGATGATCCATTGGAACGCGTGCGCATAGCTTTGTGCGTTGATATATTCGGCAAGCAACGCCATGCCTTCAGGGCGGTTGCCGGTCGGGGTCAGCGCAAAAACGTTCATCAGGTTTCCATCACGATGACCGGGTACACGCCCGGCGTGAGTCGCCACAGGTTCGCCCGGCAGCGACCATCAAGCATACCGTAGCGGCCATCGCGTTTGAATGTCACCAGCGGGCTGTCGGTGCGTCTGGGTTTACGCGTGACCACCATTGCCGGGTCAGTCTGGGCAATCTCGTCGATGTACGCGCCCAACTGCTCATGCGTCCACCATTCCACCGTCAGCGGCACGCCCTTTTCCAGCTTCGGGGTGTCCACGCCAATGCGGGCAGACCAGTGTTCGGCCAGCGTTTGCAGTGTGCCTTTCTTGCGATCCAGAAACGCGTTCGTGACATCTTCCCAGACCGGCTTGCGGGCCTTGACCATCAGGTAAACGCCATATTGCAATCCGCCGATCTTGTGCTGTTCCCACAATCTGCCGCCAATCAGTTTCTTCAACGTGTTGGTGCTGTGGGTGTAGGTGGCCGTGCCACGGCGGTCGCCGTCTGTGCCGGTGCGGGCGGTAAAGATCAGGGTTTCAGCGGCTTGACCCAATTGCGCCATCGCAACATTCAACTGATCGGGGTACAGCCAGTTCAATAGGCGGGAACAGACCGCCGTTTTGAACCCGGTCGGCAGGTCAAAGACTGAACCGACCCGGCAATTGGCGTGCGGGTATTTTTGTTTGGCTTGCGCCAACATGTCTTTGCTGATGTCAATAC